TATGGGAATCGATAGAAAAATATTAGAAGAAGTGGCAAGATTCAATTCCATAAATAAGTATGTTATGGAACAAGATGCTCAATTACCCCCACCACCAGCGGAAGATCCAATGGCTGACCCAATGGCAGAACTACCACCAGCTGAACCAACAGCACCAGAGGTAGCACCGACAACACCACCAGCACCACAACCAGTTGATGTTGCTCAAGACCCAGAAGTTGAAAAAGTGGGAGAGGAAGAATCAAAAAAAGAAGAATTGGAAATAACTGACTTAGTGAAATCACAAAAGAATGTTGAAGAAAAACAAGAAGAATATTTCCAACAATTATTTAGTCATTTAACAGATCTTGAAAATAGATTAGGTGATATGGATAATATCGTTAATAAATTAAATGATTTAGAAGCAAAAATTGAAAAATATAGAGAAAAAACACCAGAAGAAAAACTTCAATTAAGATCATTAGATTCAGGACCTTATAACCAAAAATTATCAGATTTCTTCAACGACAATCAAGATAAGTTTGAACAACAAGGAAAAGATGAATATATCTTAACAAAAGATGAAGTTGAAGATTTTTCACCACATGAAATAAAAAAATCATTCAGAAACTACGAAGAGGAAGATGATGATAATCAAGGGTTTATGAAAATTTAATAAAAGGTGGGATAAATAAAATCCCATTTTTTATTTGACAAAATAATATTTAGACACTATACTTAACTTATAACAATTTAATTTATACACAAAATGGCGACGAACAATGTATTAGATGCTGTATTAAACCAATACGAGCAAGCACAACAAAAAAATTCATCAACTCCTAAATTAAGTCAGGAGGATAGACTAAAGCGTTATTTCGCGGCAGTATTACCAAAAGGTGAAAAACAAGGACAACGAAGATTAAGAATCCTACCAACAGAAGATGGATCTTCACCCTTCAAGGAAGCGTGGTTCCACGAAATCTATATTGATGGAAAAACAACAAAATTCTACGATCCAGACAAAAACGACGGAGAAAGATCACCATTAACAGAAGTATATGATGACTTAAGGGCAACTGGAAAAGAATCTGATAAGAAATTAGCTGATCAATATAGGACAAGAAAATTTTATGTAGTTAAAGTTATTGATAGAGATAACGAACAAGATGGTCCAAAATTCTGGAGATTCAAACATAACTACAAAAATGAAGGTGTATTAGATAAAATCATTCCTTTATTCAGATCAAAAGGTGATATCACAAACCCAGAAAATGGTAGAGATATTATCCTTGAACTAGCAATGGCGAAATCACCAAAAGGAAGTGAATATACTGTTATCCAAACAGTTATGTACGAAGACCCGGCTCCTCTACATGAAGATAAGGAACAAGCAACAACTTGGGCAACTGATACAACAACATGGAGAGATGTATACTCCAAAAAACCAGTTGAATACCTTGAAGCAATCGCAAGAGGTGAAACTCCAAGATGGGATTCAGCTTTAGGTAAAATGGTATACGGTGATTCTACAGAAGGTGAAGTAGTAATGGGTGGAACAAAAACTCAAACAACAACTACATCATACGAAGATCCTCAAGCAAACGCTGACGTTGATGAAGATTTACCATTCTAATCATTAAAAAAAAGACCCTGACAACGGGTAGTGGTTGACTTAATCACTACCCTTTTTTATTATTATATAAAACTATTTATTATGGCATTAAAGAAAAAAGAAATATCATTGGATGCGATAAAATCCAAATATTCTACAAAAACAAAATATAAAGCGGAAGACTATTATTACTGCGGTGAAGCATTCCATGAAGCGTGTGGAATACCCGGTCCTGTAATGGGGGGGATTAACCTCAATTTAGGGTTCAGTAACGCAGGAAAATCGACCGCAATGATTTTGGCGGCAGCTGACGCACAAAGAAAAGGGCATTTACCAGTGTTTATAATCAGTGAAAAGAAATGGTCGTGGAAGCATGCCGTTGAGTTGGGGTTACAAGCACACCAGAATGAAGATGGGGAATGGGATGGTCATTTTATCTTTAACGACTCGTTTGATTATATTGAGCAAGCAACAGATTTTATGAACGATATCCTTGATGCTCAAGAAAAGGGGGATATTCCTTATAACCTACTATTCCTATGGGACTCAATAGGGTCCATCCCCTGCCAGATGACTTTTGAAGGTAAAGGTGGAGGAATGCACAATGCTAAGGTTTTAGCGGATAAAATAGGGATGGGAATCCATTCACGTATTACAAGGTCTAAAAAAGAAGATTTCCCCTATTATAATACATTTGTTGTGATAGCTCAACCGTGGGTCCAACTTCCCGATTCTCCTATGGGTCAACCAGAGATTAAAAGTAAGGGGGGTGAAGCAATATGGTTAGCCTCGTCGTTAGTATTTTTATTCGGAAATCAAAAAAGGTCGGGAATTAATCATATTGATGCGACTAAAAATAAAAGAAAAATATCATTCGCTATTAGGACAAAAGTATCTATACTTAAAAATCACGTAAATGGTCTTGGCTACAAGGATTCTAAACTAATTGCGGTTCATAATGGTTTTATTCAAGATACAAAAGAAGCGTTGGACAAGTATAAAGAAGAATACGCGGACTATTGGGTTGAAAAAATGGGTGGGATTGATTTTACATTAACTGAATCAATTTCAGTGGAATCTGACGAAGATTAAAAAAAACTAAAATTTAATACAATACCCTTAAAATTATTTGATTTTTTAAGGGTATTCCCTTATATTTGTATTATTATTGAACCAAGTAATAAAAATTAAATGGGTAGGAACTCAAAAGTAAAAACTTTATTAATTGATGGTGAAAATCTATTTAAGATCGGATTATTTGGTGTTAAGGATTATTATCACAATGAAAAACATGTTGGTGCCATATGGCATTTCTTAAATACAATACAAAAATTTATTGAAGACCATAATTTGGATAAGGTTATGGTATTTTGGGATGGTGATGAAAATCGTTCATCCAGAAGGTTATTATACCCCCAATATAAGTTAAATCGTCGTGAACGTGTTCGTACATATGATCAGGAGTCGTATGATTATCAACGTCAACGTATTAAACAATATATGGAGGAGTTGTTTGTCCGTCAGGTGGAAATTGATGGTAATGAAGCGGATGATTTGATTGCTTATTATTGTCAAATTTCAACGAATGAAGAAAAGATTATTTATTCTGGTGATGTTGATTTAACCCAACTTATTTCTGATGATGTATCGGTGTATAGTCCAATCTTAAAGACGATGTATAAGGTTGGTGATAAGGTAAAGATTGATAAGGTATATATTCCCCACTATAACATATTAACGTATAAGGTATTATCTGGTGATAAGTCGGATAACATTGATGGTATCTATTATTTGGGGGAGAAGAATATTATTAAGTTATTTCCTGAGATACTTGAAATAAAGATAACAATTAACGATATTTTAGATAAGGCTATTAATTTATTATTGGAAGATAAAAAAAATAATTCATTGAAGAATTTGTTGTCAGGTAAAACAAAAAGTGGTATATTTGGTGAAGAATTCTTTAAGATAAGTAATAAGATAATTGATTTGTTTAACCCTTTAATTAATGAAGATGGAAAAAATGTTGTAGAGATGTATTATAAAGAAGTCTTGGATCCAGATGGTAGGGGATACAAGAATGCCATGAAAATGATGATGGAAGATGGATTATTTAAGTACCTACCGAAAAGAGATAATGCGTGGGTTGAATTTCTAAAACCATTCTTAAAGTTAACCCGCAAAGAAAAAAGAAAATATAATAATTAATTTTTATGAAAGAGCAAGAAATCACAAAATTGGAATTTTTGATGAATATTAACGACAATATCATCGTTCAACGTTTTTTTAATGTTAGAGAATTTAACGCTAACGCAAAAAACTCAATTGAGTTATATGATTTAATTAATGACTTCAAAACGGATTTGGAACGTCAGTTAAGAATTAAGACAACATCGTATATGTTGGACAATCAATATGAAATAACGACAAATCCATCTGTTATGGATACGTCAAAAACATCTGGGCCTGAATATATCAACATTTCAATTAAGATGAATGATAATGTTGTATTTGTTAGAGGAATTGATGCTAAGGCATATCCACCAAAAGTTAGATATACAGTTGATGTTAGACCACACCTTAAAGATTTATTGTTAAATTTAACGGATGTTTTCTCTTCCGAAAATTTAACATTTGAATATGGTCAAAAAGCATTGGTTGCGTAATATTTATTAAAAAAAGGAGTAGACTGAGTGATGAGTAAGAATAAGAATTTTGAATATTTGGGTAGTGGATTTCAACTACAATTATTAAACCAGTTGGTTGTTGATAAGGACTTTGCCAAAACGATAATTGATGTTATTGACGTGAATTATTTTGAAAACAAATACTTCAAGTTGATTCTTCAGATGATCAAGGAATATTATTCAAGATATGAAAATGTTCCAAACTACGATACGTTAAAACAATTGACGTTATCTGAAATTGCTCAAGAAAATGCTGCCAAGTTGGTTATTGATACCATCAAGAAGATTCAAGACGCACCAATGGATGGTCAAGAATTTGTTCAAGAAAAGGCCTTAAAATTCTGTAAACAACAAGAATTGCAAAAGGTTATGGTTAAAGCCCAAAAGATTATTGATGGGGGTGAATTTGAGAATTATGACAAGGTGGAACAACTTGTTCGTGATGCCCTCCAGGTGGGACAACATGATAATGGGTTAATGAATGTTTTCTCTAATATTGATGAAGTATTGGAAGAAGATTATCGTCATCCAATTCCAATGGGAGTTTCTGGTATTGACCGTTTATTAAAGGGTGGTTTGGCCAGAGGTGAAATTGGGGTTGTTTTGGCACCAACTGGTGTTGGAAAAGAACATGGGGTATCTGAACCATTATTAACACCAACTGGGTGGACAACAATGGGGGAAATCGATATTGGTGATAAAGTTATCGGTAGTGATGGCAAGGAGCAATATGTATTGGGGAAATACCCACAAGGAGTTAAACCAATTTATAAGGTTGAATTTACGGATAATACGTTTGTGAATTGTGGACTTGAACATTTATGGACGGTTAAGGAAAATGATTCAAAAGAATTTGTTGTATTAACAGCAAACAATATTATGGATGGGTTAAACCAGGGGAATGTTTATCAACTACCAATGGTTAAACCGGTTGAATTCCAAGGACAAGAAGTTGATGAAGATCCATATGAATTCGGTTTATCTTTATATGATGGGGATGTTATTACAGAAGAAATCACAATAACACAATGTTCAAAATATATCTATAACACTGTTAACGTTCGTTTGAACTTATTGAGGGGGTTATTTGATACCTTGGCAACAATGGATGAACAAGGATATATTATTTGTGAAATAAATGATGGAAATAAAGCGGTTATTAGAGAATTAGTATTATCTTTGGGGGGTATTATTGAAGATATGGGGGATAATTTTAGAATAACATTCACAACTGGTTTAATTCCTTTTGGGACCTTAAATAAGATTGATGAATACCTTGAAGTTAATAAACCAATTCAACAAAAATACGTTAAAGGTATTACATACTCCCACGATGAAGAAGCTGTTTGTATTAAGGTATCCAATCCGGATGAATTATATGTGTCTAGGGACTACGTTTTAACACACAACACAACAATGTTAACCAAGATTGCTAATAGTGCGTTTAATCATGGTTATAATGTATTACAAATCTTTTTTGAGGATAATGAAAAAATTATTCAACGTAAACATTATACCTTATGGACAAAAATACATCCAGATGACCTAACCGCCAAAAAAGAAGAAGTTCAACGACGTGTTAAAGAAATTGAATCAACAATGGAAAATAAGTTAATCTTATGTAAAATGCCATCGGATAGTGTAACGATTTCACAAATTAAGAATAAGATTCGTAAAATGATTGCGGACGGAATCAAGATTGATATGGTTGTTTTGGATTATATTGATTGTGTTATATCGGACCGTCAAATTGAAAACGAATGGAAGGCGGAAGGTGCTGTAATGCGTGGGTTTGAATCAATGTGTCATGAATTGGATATGGCCGGGTGGTGCGGAACTCAGGGGGGTCGCAACGCAATTTCCGCCGAAGTGGTGACCACCGACCAAATGGGGGGTTCAATTAAGAAGGCACAAGTTGGACACGTTATTTTAACAATCGCCCGAACATTACCCCAAAAGGAAATGAAGTTGGCAACAATGGCGATAACAAAATCTAGGATTGGTGATGATGGTATTGTGTTTGAAAATTGTAAATTTGACAACGGAATGTTAGATATTGATACAGATACCTCAACGACGTTTTTGGGTCATGAAGAAAAACAGGAACAACGAAATAAGGATCGTATTAGAGAGTTAATGGATAAAAGAAAAGAAAAACAAAAAACCGAGTAAATTATGGAAAAAATTTTAACACCTAATACAAATTTCAAAAATCTTAGGTAGTTATTATAAACATATATAACGTTTAATTAAAAAATAAAATTATGTACTTAAAAACTAACGATTACAAAAAAAGATATTCTATTTTTCCAGTGATTCATAATGATTTATGGGAGGATTATAAAAAAGCTGAAGCTCAAACTTGGGTGGCAGAAGAACCGGATTTATCTAAAGATAGATTTGATG